GCAACAGCAGAACTTCCATTCTTAAATGTTACTTGGAATCCTGTTCGACTCAAGCTTGTCAACTCATAAAAGTCACCAGTTTGTTGCCCTGTTGGAGTAATCACAACGCTAGGAGTGGTTTTAAACGCATTTGTAAAGGTCACAGTGTAAGCAGATGACCCTGTTGTGACAGGAGTAGAAATAGATTCAGTCCGTCCCTGTAATTCTAGTACAGCTCCGAGTTCTATGACTTTTATATTTTGGTTCGTATCTGAACAAGTTAATTTTGCTTTAAATTGTATATACCTTCCTTTCACAAGAACATTGCTAAATTCTCTCCATGTTGTCCAATTTGAATTATCTAAACTTGTTCGTAAATAAACAGCACAATTAGTTTTATCAGCTTGAACTGCTCCAACAGCATCAATATCTCCCCATGTATCTATAAGATCTGTTCTTGAATCCCATAAACTATTCAAGAAAAATCCATTGGCTTTTATATTTCTTCTGATGTTTACAGCATAAGGTTGTGATAAATCAACTGAATTAGCAAAGGTATATTCACCACTAGCAGCCGTGGCATTATTGGTGACTGTTAATTTTAAAGCATCTAGCGAAGCATCATATTCAGTATTTGAATCTGTCCCGCCAAAGTTTCCTGTATGTTCATCAATAGTAGAAACAACAAGTCTTCCAGAAGGTACTGGATAGTCAATAACAACTCTTGTATCATCCCAATCTGAATCTGATCCTCCAGGGGTTCCCGATTGCCTCCCTCCATCATCCTCAAACTTAAGTAGGTACGTTCCATCAAGTAAAGGAACTTGTTTCTGTGTTTGACTTCCTGTTGCTGCAACGACAATTTCTTGTGCATCTTGCCAAGTAGCACTACTTGTCAATTCAGAATGACGAATTAGAGTCTTACCTCCTAGCAATACATCAAGTTCCGTTGATCTATTCCAACTAAGAATTGCACTTGCTTCATCAATAGGAAGAAGGCTAACTCCTGTTACTTGAGCAGGATTAGCTGTTTTCCCTTGAGCAACAAAAGGATCTAAATTAGCTGGAGTAATAGAACGTAAACCAGAAGCACTAACGTTATAAACTTCAATCGTATAATTTCCATCAACAGTATCTAGAATTTCATAAGTTTTAGATCCTTCTACTTCTCGACCTACCCAATTACCACTTTCATATCTCCAACGAACATAAGCATTATCATTATTACTTGTCCAACTAAGAATAATTTTAACTCTTGCAATTCCAGTGTTCTCGTAAATAACTTCTTCAGCACCTAAACCAGAAGGTGCTGCTGGCGCAACGTCTAAATTAGTTATATCTCTTTTAGTAAGGGCTATATTTGCTTCTATATGAGCATATTTTCCTGCGTTATATTCATTAGCTGTAACTGTATAAATTGATTCTTCCTGCTCTTCGACATTTAAAACTCTCCATGTAGATGTTTCGATATCTGTAGTTTGATAAACCCAAACGCTATTTGCATTAGGAGCAGAACTAAAAGCATCACTAGCAACATTAATAACCCCTCCTGCACTAATTCCACTAACTGTTTTTGTTTCTACAGAGCCATCAGATAAAACAACAGATAATGTCGCACCAACTGTATAACTAATATCTCCTATATCATCAACAGTCACAGCAGTTGTTGTAGCTGATTTAATTCTTCCTCCTCTTCTCTCTCCACTTTTTAATGGATCTGCAATTTCTATAATTTGGCCTGGCCTAACTACAACACCCGCATCAATCGAAGTAGAAAAATTGACCACTTCTCTCTCTAAGTTCTCCATATATAAAAGCCATTTCGCAAGACGATTTGCTTGTCCTCTTGAAGTACAAGCTATTGCATTAATATTTTTAACAACTGTGCCATATCTAGCCTGTGAACCTGTATCAATCACCTCTTCGTAATTTATATCTTTTAAATCTAAATCTAAATATTTACATACAACAACTGTAGGTCGTGTTCTTTGACTTGTATTTGAATACGAGAACCCAGGTTCCAATACATTAGCCAACGTAAATAAATAACTAGCATCAGCAGGACTATCTTGAGTGATTGTTAAACTACCTGCTTCCCAATAAGGCATTGCCCTAAAGACAGAACATAAATTATTAACGACTTGATAAGCCTCTTGTTGATTATGAATAGCTATATTACAAGCAAAACGAGGCTCTGTAGTACCTTCACCTGTCCCATCATCTACTTGTTCCGCACAATATTGACTCGCTGAATAAAAAGAAAACTTGTCTAACTCCCCTGATGCCAAGTGATCTCCAAGTCCATACCTAGACGAGCCGAGTAAATCATATAAACACCAAGCTGGATCGTTTGTCCATTGTGCTGCGCCTAATGTTCCATTAAATGTCCCTGAATAAGATAAACTTCCATCTGCATTTACAGTCGCATTATGCGGAATCTTAACTTTCAACCCTTTAACTCTATATTTTCTTGTTGGGATATTTGAAAATTGTTCTGCATCAAGGCGTAGTCCGACTAAGGCACTATTTGGATATGTCCTTTGGTCATATTTTATTTCTACATAATTATTCCAACTAAATGAATTTGCTAGTTTAGAACTCGTACTATCATCTGTAATTCTCGTAACTTTAATATTTACAGGGAAAGCACCATCTAAATTAAGTAGATATTCTTTCTGATACAAATCTCCTGTTCTACCTGATATTTTGCCTGAATTTCCAGCTACTTTAGGAACATAACTTCCTCCGTTATATTGAACAGCTATTTGTAATTCAATCTCTGTTCCATAAATATCTCCCTTATCAGAGATGCTTTGCAATTGAGGAACACTAATAATAACTTTTACAGCATCTACTTCACTATCAGTTATTTGAACGACTCCGGGGGTTGCCTGAACGATAGTTGACAATCCAGTTGATAAAGTCGTTTCAACATTGGTGGTTATTGGAATACTTGTTTGATTAGACGTACCTGTTCTAACTTCATAAGTTACATCTTTAAAATTGAAAGATCCATCCGCCGCCTGTAGAGGTGTGTTGTTTAAATAAATAGATTTAGCTCCATCAACCAAGCCCTGTATCTCACCTTCAGAAATTACATCTAATACTTTTGCAAACTGTTTTGAGTCAAGATTATCACGGGCTTCAGTCGGGCTTCCGCCGCCACCGCCGCCACCTTTACCCCCTCCACCAGATCCAATAATAGTTGTCATGCTTCCACCTGATGAGTATCAATTCCAGCCGAAACAACAATAGACCCTGTTATTATCTCGCCGTAGCAAACAGGACAACAAACACCAGCCGTTGAAGTATTCTGTATTCCGCTAAAACTAAAAGAACGTCTAGGGTCTTGATTAGATTCGGGTATAGATTGAACAGGGGTTAACATTCCAGAAACCCCACTTAAAACCATCGCTGCCCCCACTGTTTTCACAAATTTAATTGCTCCTAAATTCTTTGCTAAAGCTGATCCGAACATACCTCCACCTACAGCAAAACCAATTCCAATTAAAGCAACACCTAAGAGAACCTTTCCCCAATTTCCACCCGCACCACCTACAACAGGAATGATTTTTATATCACTTTGACCAGTTGGATAAAACAATTCATCTTTATCAATATCCCAATTATCGGCAACGATCTTATACCGTCTATCAGCCATATATTTCTCTAACTCAGGCCAATTAGCAACAAGGAACCTTAACGCTTGAGCAGCATTAGCAACATCGGCTTCTAAAACACGTTCGCCAACAAACTTAGCTAGGTCGCCGTAAAGTCTAACTTTGCGAAGCATAACGAATCCTCCTACCTACACAGTTTAATAGCCATTCATCTAATAAGTCTCGACTTGAAAGCCTATTTTGTAAATGATGGAGCAAAATCTGTTGACCTAAGTACACCCCAATATGATTTAAACCCGTACTACTAATACTCATTAATAGTAAATCACCCTTCTTTAGATCTTCATCTGGCTTTAATTCTCTAAAGCCTGTAGCTTCAAAACAAGCGTCAAACATTGGCCTTTTTATGAAATCATTCGGATCGTTTGGACGATCCCAATCAACTAATTCAATCCCTAATTCTTCTTTGTAATAATCACGGCACAAACTCCAGCAATCTTGTACGCCCCAAACCCATGTTCTTCCTATAAGTGGAGCTTTATAACCACATGGATCGTATTCAACCCATTTTTCAAGATTTGGTTGAACTACATACCATTTTAAATTGCTTTGTTCACAGGCTGTTTTATCAGCATCAGATAATTGAGGCGATGTTGTCGGGTGACTATGAATAACTCCGATAATTTCCCCGCCTTTGTCTTCCGCTTCTGCCCAATTAATAGGATTCAAAATGAATTGATCTTTAGGATTAACA